TCGTGGTCACGCAGCGCGGGCGCGATGGTCCAGGCCTTCGAGCTGCCGACGTGGTTCGGGCTGCCGCACTCGGTGGTGTGCATCCAGAACCAGACGGCCCAGGGCTTCTGGTGCGCGTAGGGGTCGCCAGGGAAGCGCTCCTTCTTGCCGATGCCGAGGTAGTCGAACAGCGCGGGCAACATGCGACCGGCCAGGTGCGGGGCGAAGGTGGAGAGCTTCATGCGAGGCGCTCCGCGAACCACGAAGCCATTGCGGACTCCATGGCGTCATGGAATGCCTTATCGAAGGTCCTCGCACGCGCCGGTGTCACCACGATCCCCGGCGGCAAGGTCACGCCCATCTCGATATGCGTCTGGCCCACGGCATTCGGCTTGGAGACGATGCAATGGAACATCGCGCCGGGCGTCAGGCATTTGCGGTTGCGTTTCATGCGGCGTGCTCCGCGAAGAGTCCGCCGCGGCTGCGCTGGAGCGCGTCGCTGCAGACGGGGTTGAGCCAGACGACCTCGGTGCGCAGCACGGTGCCGCGCCCGGCCGAGATCCGGGATTGCGTTTCGAAGCGGCGCCAGCCAGCCAGCGTGGCCTCGTATAGCTCGGAGGCGTAGCCGCTAAGCACGACCATGCCCTCCAGCTCGGTCAGGGTGGCCAGCAGCTCGAGGTGGTCGTCGTCCGTGAGCTCGTGGCGATAGCCCCCCCCCCTTGCGCATGACGCGGGTCTCGAAGACGTAGGGCGGATCCACGAAGTGCAGAGTGTCTGGACCGTCGTGCTGTTGGAGCACGTCGACGGCGGGACGGTTCTCGATCAGCACGCCGGCGAAGCGCGCGCCGGCAGCGGCGATCGCTACCGGGTAGCTCGCCCAGTCCTGCTGCGCGGTGGTGAAGCGCCGCTTGAGGTCCACGCGCAGGCCTGTCGTTCCCTTCGTGGCGCCGGCGCTGCCGAAACCCATCTGGGCGCGGATGCACAGTCGGCGCGCTCGCTCGAGTTCGTCGTCGGTCGGCAGCCAGGCCTCCTCGAACTCGGTGCGCGCGTACGGCGTCTCGCGGATCGCTACCTCGAGGTGGCCCCTGGCGATCGGGTCGCGCAGCTGGCGGAAGAAGTTGACGACGTCGCCGTCCAGGTCGTTGTAGACCTCACCGTGCGAGCGCGGCTTCTGCAGCAGGACGCCGGCAGCGCCGCCGAAGGCCTCGGTGTAGACGCGGTGCTCGGGGAAGAACTGCAGCAGCCACTGCGCCAGGCGGAACTTGCCGCCGTGGTACCGGAGCGCGGGGCGCGTGACGGCGCTCATTGAATTCGTCCCAAAGCTGAGTGGATTTCAAGACCGAGTTCGCGGGCGACATGAAGCTCAAGGGTTGCCCCACGACTGGAGTGGTGCCCGGGCAGCAGCCAGAGGGCATCGCACGTCACCAGCGCGGCCAGATCGCGACGCAGGCAGGCGTTCCAGCCCTCGTGGTCGAGACCGCAGTTGATTTCCACCGGGCTGACGACGTCCCATCCCTCGGCGCGCAGGCGCTCGACCTGGGCGTTGAAGGCCGGAAAGTTGAGGTCGGGCAAGCCAGTCATCGGCCCGGCGACGTAGATGCGTTTCATACGATCCCACCCTGCGCCAACGTCAACGCGGTGACGACCGGGCGCACCCAGATCGGAGTGGCTGAGAGCGCGAACGTCTCGCCGGCGTCCGCCAACATCAGCGTGCGCAGGATCTCGGTACCGATCGCCAGCGCGGCCGCGCGCGGGACGGCGTTGCCGATCCACTCGCGGTGCATTGAATCGCTGCTGGACTCGGCCGTGTAGTCGCCGGTGAACGCGGCAAGCTCGGCGGGATCCTCCGGGTCGTAGAGGCTCTGCAGCGCGCCCAGTTCCAGCGTCGTGAACGGCCGGTGATGGGACCCGTCCTCCGCGATGATCATGGCGACCAGCTTCTGATCCATGGCCGGCATCGCCGTCTCAGCCGGTCGCGGGTCGGCCACGCTCCAGCGCCCGTTGTCGTGGCAGGCAGAAGCGCTCACGGCGCCGGCCGGCTCGCTCCAGGGCACCACGCCATAGTGGCCGCCGGTGAGGTATGCGCCGCGTGCCGCGTCGAGCCCGCTGCGGGGATCGGCAACCGCATAGGCGCCGTTCCCGCTGGTGCTGCCCGAGATCACGGTGCGCGCCGGGCCGCCCCAGTCGGCCACCTCGTACTTGCCGAACAGCTCGCCGGCCGGCCGTGGATCGGCCACCGCCTGCGCGCTGCCCCCAGGCGAGCAGCGCCCACTCGTAACAGTGCCGGCTTGGCGATCCCATCGCACCACGCGGAACCCGTGGAACTCGTTCGCTTCGATGCGCGGATCAGCGATCGAGAACCGGCCCTGGTTGGGCCACTGCTGGGCGCCAATGGTGCCGGCCGTCTCGGACATGCGCAGCACCCCGTAGTGCTGCCCGGCGTTCCAGGCGCCGGATTGCTCGACGCGCGGATCCGCTACGCTGAAGGCACCGTTGGACGGCCGGCTCTCGCTGGCCACCACGCCCGTAGGTTCGTCCCAGCGCCGCACGCCGTAGCCCCCGCGGTGCATCTCCGGCACCAGGAGGTAGTCGCGCAGCTGGCCGTCCTCGATTTCCAGGCGGTTCAGGCTGCGCCAGTCGGAGCCGGCCTCGACGAATGCGAGCCGCACCCACGTGCGCCACTGCAGCGTGGGCAGCCGGTGCATGACGCCGCCGCGCGGATCTCCGGCCAGCGGCAGGTGCTGCAGGATCTCGCCCACGGCCCGCAGAGGCCGCTTCGGCGGCTCGTAGAGGAAGTTCGGCACCTTGTCGAGCCGGCGCGCCACCAGCAGGAATCGCTTGCGGTGCTGGGCCAGGCCCGCGAGCTCGCCGCAGTCGTGCGTGGTTTCGGCCACCACGTAGCCGTAGGCACGCAGCATCGCCGTGATGCGATCGAGCAGCACTCGGCCGCGAGTGGCCAGCCGCGGCACGTTCTCGAACAGGATGATGTCCGGCGGGTCGTCCGGCCACGCCTCGAGCATCAGCCAGACGCCGCGCAGCGTGAGCCGGTTCAGTGCTTGGTACTTGCCGGTCTTCGACTTCGTCTCGGATAGCAGGCCGCTGAATCCCTTGCACGGCGCCGATAGGAAGACGGCGTCCGGGCGCTCGCCCTGTGCCGCGGCACGGATGTCGGCCGGTGTGGCCTCTGCCCAGCCGGGCGGCGGCTCGTGGTCGTGGAATGCGAGGTACTGCTCGCGATCCATCAGGTCTCGCGTCATCGCGCGCACGCCGAGGCGGCGTTCGAACACGCGGTTCGCCTTGTCATCGATGTCGATACCGCCCAGGCACTGCCAACGGCCCTGCATGCCAGACACCTCGACCTGAGCCGCTGCCATCCCCTCCGCGCCCGCGCCGACGGCGCTGAACATGCAGAAGAGCTTCTTCGTGATCGAGCGCGTCATGCTGACGCCCTCCCCTGAGCCTGCAGCACCTCGAGCACGGTGAAGCGCGCATGCGCCGCGTGCCATTGGCTGATCGCGGTGTTGCCCAGCAGCGCCTCGACGTGACGCACGGCCTCGGCTGGCATGTCGCGACGGCCCGGCTTGTCGTCCGGGTTGAAGTAGTCGCCGACGTGCTGGTAGACCAGGCCGCACTCGGCGGCCAGTTGGCGAAACGTCAGGGTCCGCAGGCGCCTCAGTGCCCAGCACAGGCGCACGGCCTGGCGGTAGGTCTTGATGGTGCGCATCAGCTCGCCCGGCACGATGGCCGGGCCTTCCATGCGCGCGAGCAACGGGAATTCCCGCTGCAGGTGCTCGTGATCCAAGGCTGTCCCCTTGAAGAAATTCAATCGAGTAACCGGTTGAGTAACCAGTCGCGTGAGGGCGAAGCTGATGGCATGCACCAACAGCACCTGCTCGCCTTTCTGATGCGCCCCGACGGGCGCGCTGATGCCCTTGAGGGACAGCCCGAGGGCCCCCGCTTGCTTGCGAAGAGACGCATCAGAAAGTCGGCACATGACGGTCAACCGTGGGCTGTCGCCCGCTCCCAGATCTCATCGAGCAGCTGCGCCTGCTTCCTGGAGAGTCCTCGACCTTCTTCAAGCTGTCGACGACAGCCGCGCTCGAAGCCCGAGAGGCGCTCTTCGCGGTGCTCGCAGTCCTCGAGCAGTTGCAGGGTGTCGGCGTCCATCTCACGACTCCAGCCGACGGCCGAACGCGATGCGATAGCGCGCACCCTTGGCCGAGTGGGTTTCGTCGCAGTAGCGACGGAAGGCGTCCTCGTGCAGCTCGCCGGGACGCATCTCGATGCCGTGGCCCATCGTTCCGCCCTTCCAGGATCCCTTCTCGGGCCCGACCTCGGCGCTGAAGTTCAGGTCCAGCTTGCGATAGACCCGCGAGCGCGTGAACAGCGACAGCCACTTGAACCAGCCCTCGCCGAGCCGGGTCTCGCGCTCTTCGATGTGGGTGGTCGCCACGATGCGCTGGCCGTCGTAGTCGGCGAACTCGAAGCGAACCTTGGGCACGGAATCTCGGGCGGCGTCGAACGCCTCCCAGTGCTTGAAGATGCCCTCGCGCGGCGCGCTCCAGACGTGCTCGCCTTGCCGGCCGTAGAAGCTGTGACGCACCTGGCGCCACTGCGTCCACGGCAGGAATTTCGACCAGCTCTTCGTGGTCGTGCTGTCGTGCGTCTGGGGCCCGAGGAAGACCTGCAGGAAGCCGTCGCTCAGGCTGACGCCGTACTCGCGCGCGTGACGATCCCAGGACTGCTGCGGGTGCGTCCAGTGCTGGAACAGCTGCGGCAGCTCAAGGATGAACGAGTAGCCACGTACCGCCAGCC